GGAACTTTAATTCACTTTGATAATTAGTAAACTCTGCATGATCAACTAACTGTACTACATTCACATGGCACTGGGCCAAGACTCCTCGATCTTGTAACTCGCTAGCACTAAGTTGATTAATAACCGGACCAAGACTACACTTCAGTGCTTGGAATTCAAATGGTTCCTTGGGTATAGTTCCTGTTAGTCCCCAGCGTAGTGGTATACGGCTCATTACACCTGTGAGCAAAGTCTTTAGTGCGTCGGCTTTGGCCATGTGGCAATTTGATACCACTGCACCATCTACAATATAGTTGTGATCGTTTTCTATGTGCAGATTAAACACTTCAGGCGGTTTGGGTATTTCAGTTCTTTTTATTAGTTTCATATAATGCTGTTATTTTCCGTGCTGTATTATCATCAAATTTTGTATAATCTATATTGTTATCTTGTGATTGCAACCATTCTTTGTCTGCTATTATCAACTTATACTTGTTTAATTCTGCCCAAGCAGTTAACGCAGATAGTTTGGCTTGAAATTTTTCTCCGGCACATAGCTCTCGAGGTTTAACTTCTATAACTTGCTTGTTGACATGATCTATAAAATCAACAATATAAATTTTTGTCGTATTGTTAATGTTATATTCAATTCTTAATTTTTCGTATTCGGCATCTTGATTGATATATTGATACAATGCTTCCCAACTAGATCTATATGTTTTATTATCAAATGTAGATTCCCAATGTGTGTTTCTATTATTGCTGTTGGGGGTAAATTCTCCAGACAATATTTTCTTTTTCATTACCATTGATCTCATTGCTTTATCTGCAATTGACATTTTGACTCCAAACATTCCGTTTCCAGAACCTGAATTTTTTGCACTAATTTTATCTTTAACTGTCTGTGGTAGAGCGCCACGGGTACCTATGTTTTGTCCCTTGGTTCCAGTATTCCATGGCATGCCTGTATTAAGATTTTGTTTGATAGTATTACTATGTTTTTTCTGTACTGCCTTGCCACCAATTGCAGATAACTTGGACTTGATTTCAGATTCTGTTATTTCACCGCTTATCAATCTGTCCATGCAACAACACCATAGATCGGTTTTTGTATTCATGATTCGTTTTATAAATCTTGCCCTGTCTGAATTTGTTAATATTTTGCCGGTTGATAACATAATATTCTTACCCGACCACTCAACTACTCTGATGGATTGAGCATATTCTGTTAATTTGTTATTAATAATTGTCATCATCTGATCTGCTGTTTTTTTCATAAATACCTCTGCTTTAGTTATATGTATTTATGTTTTATTAATAATTTTGTGGTCTTCTGTTAGTGCATCTGCACGGACCCACCCTTGATCAGTGAGAAATTTATGGTTGCCGGTTACATGTATTTTATTACCGTTGTCGAATTCCAACTCAAACATAGGTTCGCTAACGGAATTTGTTAGGTTTTTATGCTGTTTAACAACAGTATCTACTTTGAATTCTTTTGTAGTTTCAGAATAGTTAATAACTTTGTCGCCCGATTTAATATCTCTGATTGACTTATACCCGGTTGGGGTCAACACCTGGCTATCTTCTGCAAAACACTCATCAACAATAACGCATGCCACATCTTCCAAGAACTCACCAATGGTGCAATCACCTACTCCTGCTTTGGTGTTCTTAAGTAATACGTTTAAACTTTGCCAGGTGCAGATGGTGTGTTGGCGGCCGAACTCCTTACGATCCCCAAAGTAAACACCTACATCCTGTTCCATGTTAATGTAGTCTTTTTCTGTTTGTGTAACTAAACTTTTATTAGGGACAATAACAATAGTACGACCATATGGTGTCACTGCATTTGATAGTGCGGCTGTAATAACAGTCTTGCCAGCACCTGTGGCAATCTCCTGTATACATTGTGGATTCTCAAGGAAGTTGTTAATGATCTCAACTTGATAGTCGCGCAATTCCATCGGTTTACCTTCTAGTGGATGCCCTTTACCCCACACAATATGGCTAAATGTTTGTTCAGTTACTTTTTCAAAAGTAAAATTAACACTGTAGTCCCGCTGATCATTAAGCTCAATGTCATAATTAAATTTCTCTAAAATAGGAATAATTTCTGGTAGCAAGTTTACATAAGTGCTACCTCCAAGTTGAAAGTATGATATTTTGCCATCCCACCGTCCTAGTCTAACAGCTGGAAGATACCTAGCTCCTGGAACATCATATTTGAAAGCATTAACCAAAGCGCGGCGAGCATCAAGTTCTAACCCTTCGATCTTAATATTAACTTCGTCTTTGATTATAATTGTTGCTGTTCTCATTCAATATAAACCTTGGTGACTAGCTGACGCTGTTGTATTTCTTTTAGCAGTTGTTCTTTGGGCATAGTTTCTACAAGTTCTGCTACAGGAAATCTCAATGGCAATAACCGTGGATTTTGAAATGTTGGATATCCGCGATCGTGAAAAAAGTTTAAATGTTCTAAATAATACTCTTTCATTCTTGCTATTTTTTCAGCTGAGTAAGCTATTGTTTCTTCGTGCAGACGAACATTAAAATCTGCTGAATAATAGTTAAATGGTTTAAATGCTTCGTCGCCAATATAATTATCTTTATCTTGAGTTAGGTCCTCAAGAGTTTTTCCTATTTCACAATAGTTAAGACATACTGAGCCAAACTTAGGATTAAGTGTCCCCCACTCTTCAATTAATGCTGTGGTTAAAAATTCTGTCTTGGGCAAGCCGTACCATGTACATACAAACCTGGGACGGTTTCCTCTGGCTACTGATTCACACCGGTGTACATTGATATTTAAATCTGCTAATGCTTGTTTAACTGCTAGTGGTGCATTAACAAAAAAAGTTTGGTCTTGATGATCTAGTAACCCGTGATATTGTTCAAATATATTATGCAAATAGTTTAATGTGTCCTGATCAAATACACTGGTTAATTCTCTAGTAATAATAGGACTGTAACTGTTTATGGTATTGATACTAGCATGTATCATGCCCAGTGCTTTGGCTTCTTCTTCGGGTTGAGAGTTAAATCCATAAAAACGATCTGGATGATCTAAAGGATATTGACCTCGTAAATGCATCCGATCCAACCATAGTTTGGATATAGGGTTATCAAGTATTTGAAATTTAAGTACTAGATCGTTGAGCTCAATATAAAGATTCATGTATCAGTATAACATACTTAGCAATACAAAGTCAAAAAAAACCGGTACCTTTTTGGGGTACCGGGTAAAGTGTAACGCTTTAGGCGTTACAGGAGCTACCGTTTACTTATTAGGTATTCCTACCCGATTAAGAATTTTTCATACAAGTGCTAGCGGCCAAGGCCTTCCAGTTATCACCCGATACTTTAGTCAAATCTGCAATCTTCAGTGCCATACGCAAGCTCATTTCACGCAAACGAGTTTGGTTGGCTTCCATGAATCCAATGATCTCGTCGCCTTGTTCTTGATTAAAATCGTAGTCTGCAAACAACTCACCTTTAAGGTAAATCTGTTTAATACGCAAGAAACGATCACGCATGGTATTAAGTGTAAGGTCTAGGAAGTGGCAACGACTCTGTAATGCTTCCAAATGGTCCTGTAACTTCTTGCTCTTAAGGTTTTGAAACTGTAAATTGGTAATAAAAATACAAGAACCTTTGAAGTCAAACATGTCTGGAACACCTTCACGACGCAACATAGCACTATCACTGTTCCAGTAGATACGACGCTTTTTACCAGAGTCCAGAGCGGCCTTAAGAATGTTCAAGCTAAGGTCATCTTGGAACACCGAGTCACAGTCGTCAAACACTAGGACATTGTTCTTGTCTGAATGTTTATACAGAGTGCAATACAGACCAATCGGAGTCATTGCACCTTTAATAACTTCATACTTGACACGACGACCGCTTAACTGGTCAAATAAACCAGAATGTTCTAACTGTTTTTCCACGCCGTAACTCTTACCTACACCAGGAGGGCCAACTACAATCATTGCACGGACATCTCCAGCAATGGTGGCCTTGGTCATTTGGTCAAGGATGTCAAATCGCTCACCAATACGAGCAATAACTTCTTCGTCAGTTTCAACCGGCGCCTTGTTATGAACATGGACCTGCGGATGAGCGACAGGTGCTACAAATTCTCCAACTGG